TGAATTATAGTTTATATTACCATAGGAGGTAACAAAAATGAAAACTGAAATTATTATTTTACTGGCTACAATTACAACTATTGGGTTAAATTGTATTGGAGCCGCACCAGCTGTAATGAATATTATGGATGGATATAACTTAAAGACGTCTTATGAGCTTATCTTAGTTCATATCTCATTGGTTATATTATCCATTATAATCTGTTATATGGCATTTTCTATTAGAAATAACAAATAAGATGACATTATGATAGAGAGCTATTTTTGAGAGAGGGCTTAATAATGTCATTTCTATTATCGTTTGTAATAATACTAGCAGCCCCTTGGTTAGTATTATTACCATTAATTATGTTTGAGGGGATCAGAGGGAGTCACTTCTCAGTGACCCCTGTAGTTATATTTATCTTAATAAGCTATGATGTCATTATAGGGATTATGCTTATTATGAGATTCATTTTAGATAAGATTGGGGGAAGAAGATGATCGATCCGACACAGTTAACTAAATTCGATTATACTTACTTGACTGTGGCAAAGAGAATTCTTGCTAGTGGGGAAATGTTAAATAACCGTACTGGAGTTAAAGCAATCTCTTTACCACATGTAATCTTAAGCTTTAATTTACAAGAAGCATTTCCTATTCTAGGCTCTAAGTTTGTAGGTTTTAAGACTGCAGTGAAAGAGCTATTATGGATTTGGCAAATGCAATCTAATGACGTTCGTAAACTCCAAGATATGAATGTACATATCTGGGATGAATGGATGTTAGAAGATGGTACTATTGGTAAAGCATATGGTTATCAATTAGCTAAATATAAGCAAGTTGATAAGCTTATTAAAACCCTTATAGAGGATCCAACTAATAGACGTATGGTTGTATCTCTCTGGAACATAGAAGATTTACCAGATATGGCATTACAGCCATGTGCATTCCAAACAATCTGGAATGTAAATAAAGGTAAGTTAAACTGCATGTTAACTATTAGAAGTAATGATTGGTTTTTAGGGAATCCATTCAATATTTCTCAATATGCTGTATTAGTGCATATGATTGCTCAGGTTACTGGTTATGAACCTGGACAATTGACAGTATGCATTAACGATGCTCACATTTATGAGAATCATATCCCACAAATCCAACAGCAATTGGAGTTGGTTGATTGGTATGATTTACGTGATGTAATCGATAAGGGTAAAGAATGTAAACCTAAATTGATCTTAAACCCAGATATTAAAGACTTCTATGATTTCACTATTGATGATATCAAATTAGAAGGATATATTCCTGGACCAAAGATTAAGGGTGAAGTAGCAATTTAAAAAAGAAAGATCAGGGGATTAATATGCTAACTCTCATAGCTACATACGACAATTCAAAATCACTAGTTAATTTTCGGGGAGAGAAAATCTTAACAGTGCCAGCATTTGAAACTCAAATGCGCAATATTACTTTAGGTTGTACAGTAATCATGGGAAGAGAGACCTTTGAGACAAGTAAACTGTTAAACCATAGAAATTATATTGTGCTTACTACTAATAAACAATATAAAGTATCAAATCCTAAGGTGTTAGTAATGCATAGTCCAGAAGAGATTATGCAATACCTTGAGGATAAAGATATTAAACATGCATACGTTATTGGTGGAGCTAAGACATTTAGTTCCTTCTTTAAGTATGCTATTCGTTTTATAGTTTGCCATGTGCATAGTAATATGCAAGGTCATGAGAAGTTTCCACACTTCAAGAAAAAGGACTATCACATTGAAGTAAGTGCTTGTAAACAGTTTTATGATCGTACTGATACTATGCGTACTTATACATGGCACAAAGAAACTTACTTTAAAAGAGATGAAAGTAAGAAGATGGATATGCGTAGGTCTAAAGTCCCATTGGCTTTAAGTGTACCTAGAGAAAATCCAAAAGAGTAATATATTATTACTTTAATAATGGTTATACCTGTCTGAAATCAAAAGAGAGAAGTTTAGGCAGATATAATATAGATTATTCAATATTATATTTTTACAAGGGGGTTCTTATATGAACGCGCAGAATAAAATCCTATTGACAGCAGCAGTGCTAGGCTCTATTGGTGGTTTGGCAATTGCTAATGATGTAGTAGCAGCCAATGTAAAAGGTGCTACTCCTCAACAAACTAAGACTACTGTTGTAACAACTAATGTTAAAGCAGGTAAAAATGCAGTGGTTACAGAATGTACCACTGGTTGTACTAAGACTTATAAAGTTGCAGTAGCAGACGATTTAGTAAATATGCACTCTGTTCAGTTTGCTAATCAAACTGATGAAGTACGTTCTATCATAACTAAAGAAAAAGCACACTTCTTCAATGGTGATGACAATACAGCTTTATCTGCTAATGGTGTTACTATTGAAAATACTAATAGCTTAGATCAAGCTAGTTTCAATAAGACTGGTGTAACAGCATCTGTTGGTGGTAAGACAGTTCGTTTTACAACTGATGGTATCTCCGCTGGTAATCAAGTAATCACCAATGTATCTGAAGGTGTTAAAGGTACTGATGCAGTTAACGTAAATCAATTGAACAACAAAGTTGCTCCATTGACTAATACTATTAACAATCATGAAACTCGTATTACTAATAATACGACAAATATCACGAACTTAACAGCTGATTACAATAAAACTCGTAATCAAGTAACTACTAATACTAAAGACATTGCTGACCTTAAAGGTAAAGTTGGTAAAGCTGGTCAACGTACTACTGTTGTAGCTGGTGATAATACAACTGTAACAAGTAGTGTTAAATCTAATGGTGATACTGAATATAAAGTAGCACTAAATAAAGACGTTGATTTGACTGAAGAAGGCTCTTTAACAGTTGGTATTACTAAAATTAGTAATAATAATCTTACTATTGCAGAAAAAGATGCTGACGATAATAATGTAAGTACAGCATTAGTAAATAGCCGTCAAATGGCTATAAATGGTGCTGACGGTAATGCTATTCTTTCAGAGGCTAATCTTACTGTAGCAAATAATACTGATGGTTCTACGACTAATGTTAATAATTATGGTATTACATCAGAAGGAAATGAACGCCGTGTAGCATTTACTACAAATGGTATCTCTGCAGGTAATCAAATTATTAATGATGTAAAAGAAGGCGTTAAAGGCACTGATGCGGTTAACGTAAATCAATTGAACAACAAAGTTGCTCCATTGACTAATACTATTAACAATCATGAAACTCGTATTACTAATAATACTAAAGACATTGCTGACCTTAAAGGTAAAGTTGGTAAAGCTGGTTCTAATACTGTAGTTAAAGCTGGTAGCAACAACGTTAAAGTTGACTCTGCAACAGCTGGTAATACTAATACTTATACGGTAGATCTTAGCAATGTAGTTGAAGGCATGAAATACATGAGCTTCAATGATCCTGCTAATCAAGGTGCTGATCGTACATATGTAGAACGTGGTAAAGTTAAAATGATTAACGGCGACTTTGATAACCAACTAAATGGTAAAGGCATGTGGTTAGTCAACAATGAAACTTTAGACAATACTACTTATGACTTAACTGGTGTTAGTGCACAAGTTGGTGATAAAGCTGTTAAGTTTACAACAAATGGTATTGATGCTGGTATGCAACGTATTAACGGTGTAGAAGCTGGTGTTGAAAATACTGATGCAGTAAACGTTAGCCAATTGAAACAATATGTAGCTGACCATGATAAAGATACAGTTACTACAGTTAAATCTGCAGATTCTAACGTAGTAGTTAAAGATGATGGTAATCATAATTACACTGTAGGTTTGAATAAAAACATCACTGGTGAATCTATTACTATCACTAGTCCAGATGGTACTAAAACTGTAGCATTGAAACCAACAGGTCTTAACAATGGTGGTAATACAATCACTAACGTTGGTAAAGGTGTTAATGATACAGATGCAGTTAACGTAGGTCAATTGCGTGATGAATTGGCTAAGAATAAAACAGTTGATACTAATACAATTACTACTGTAACTCAAGGTAAGAATGCAGTTGTAAAAGAAACAGTTGCAGCTAATGGTAATAAAGAATATAATGTATCTGTATCTGATAACTTAACTGGTTTGAAATCTGTAGTAGTTGGTGATGGTACTAATGAAACTACAACTATTAACCCTAACGGTATTACTATTACTAATCCAGTTGACTCTAGCACAGTTAAATTGAATGGTAATGGTTTAGACAATGGTGGTCATGTAATTGCTAATGTTAAAGCTGGTGTAGCCGGTACTGATGCAGTAAACGTTGACCAATTGAAGAAGTATGTAGAAGATACTAAGACCATCGTTCAAGCTGGCGAAAATATCACAGTACATGACGACCATGGTACTTATACAGTATCTACTACTAAAGATCTAAACAATCTTAATTCCGTTAACTTGAATGACGGTAATAATGAATCCCATTATACTACTGAAGGCATTAATATGACTTACCGTGGTTCTGGTACTAACAATGACGAATACCATACTAGCTACAAATATGATGGTATGCGTATTAAGACTAACGATGGTGATGCTAACCCTGTAGATGAAATCTCCTTAACAGATAAAGGTCTTAACAATGGTGGTAAACGTATCGTTAAAGTTGGCAAAGGTATCGATGGTACTGATGGTGTAAACGTTGATCAATTACGTGATGAATTAGCTAAGAATAAAGCAGTTGAATCTGTAGTAGCTGATAATCAAGTTGACAACATCGCTGCAGTTCGCGTAACTAACGGCAAATCCACTGGTGATGCGAATGCACAATACGGTGTATACGTAAGTAAAAACACTGTACGTAATATCGCTAAAGATGCTGTTACATTCAAAGGCGATGACGTTATTAAAGTAACTCGTCAAGTGAATGAAAATGGTGCCGATGTAGTTACTACTACATACAATGGTGGTAATGCAGCTAAAGTAACTCCATTAACTTATAAAGCTAATGGTGGTGCAGCTAATACTACTACTCTTACTAATGGTCTAGACTTCACTAATGGTAACAACACTACAGCTTCTGTAGCTCCAAATGGTGTAGTTAAATTCGATCTTAATAAGAACTTAAAAGATATTGACTCTGCTAAATTCAATGGTGGTGTGACTATTAATAATGATGGTATTAACGCTGGTGATAAAACAATCACTAATGTTAAAGCAGGTCAAAATGGTACTGATGCAGTAAACGTTGATCAATTGAATAGTGCTATTAATAATATTAATGGCAACAATAGTCAATTAAGCAAAGCTATCAGTGCTAACCAAAAAGAAGCTCGTAGAGGTATCGCTGGTACAGCAGCTTTAGCAGGCTTACATCCATTGGACTTCGATCCAGATCATAAACTAGACATTATGGCTGGTTATGGTCACTTCAAAGGATCCAATGCAGTAGCTCTTGGTGCAGCATACCGTCCTAATGAAGATTTGATGTTCACTGTAGGTTCCACTGTAGGTAATGGTGATACTGTTATCAATGCTGGTGTATCCTATAAAGTGGGTGCTAAATCTAATGTATCCCGTTCTAAAGTATCCATGGCTAAAGACTTAACTGATGCTAAGAAAGAAATCGCAGCTCTTAAAGCTGACAATGAAAAATTCAAAGCAATCTTGAATAGCGTTCTTGGTTTAGATTTACCTCAAGATCAAAACGTAGTATTCCCAGATGTGCCTCAAAATCATTGGGCTTATGTAGCAGTTGATGACTTAGCTAAACGTGGTTTAGTAATCGGTTACGAAGATGGCTTATTCAAAGGCGATCGTATGTTAACTCGTTATGAATTCGCTGAAGTAGTTCATCGTGCAATCGAACGTGCTAGAGCATTAGGTCAACATATTGACCAACGTCTTGTAGATGAATTCCGTCCAGAATTAATGCGTTTCCGTGTAGATAGAAATCATAATGCTGAACGTGTTCATACACAAGAATCTACTAAATACTTGAAACGTGACTCCTATGGGACAATCGTTACAAGAAGATAATATTTAAGTAACTTATGGGTAAAGGTCCATTAGTGGCCTTTACCCAATCTTATTTTACTTTTTATGAAGGAGAACTAAAATGAAACCAACTGAGATTAGAGACATCTATAATACCGTATATTCTATTGAATACATGCTAAACGTAGATATAGGTATTTTAACAAAAGATCTATGTAGAGACGGAATCTACTTTACAAAATTAGAAGATGGATCTGATGTAAGAATAGACCCAAGCTGTATACTATTTATTAGTCCAGATGGAGAAGAAGGCATTCAACTTACTAATAAACTAGCTACTTCAATTACTAAGAATCTTACCAAAGAACAAATGGAGTCATTAGTTGTTAGATTCAAATATCTTTCTAAGAAATTAGAACCTATGAATATAGCTATGGCAGTATCTGCAGACTTAGCAAGTAATCGCATTAAGGATATTATTAGATATTTATACTAGGAGGTATACCATGAATGACTTATACTATGGAGCATTTGATACAGCTAATGATTACATCTATGATTTCATCGATGCATTAACTGAAGATATATCTTATAAATTAGATGGTAAAACTACAGGAGATGTATATATCTCCGTTGATAAAGAGAAAGGTATTATTAACTTCACTATTAATAATATCTACTTTACTTATGATGGTCATTTGAGTATTACTATGCCAACAATGGCACTTCTTAGAGCTAATCCATATCCATTATATATGATGGTTAACTTATTCCATCAAATGTATAGAGATAATTCATTCGAATCAATTGATGAAGATGATAGATTCAAGATTGCTAGAATGGCTGAATCCTTCTTACTTCTACGTGGATGGTTTGATGATCCTAAAGTGGAAGAAGTTGAATTAGAAGATATTCGTTTAGAAGAAAAGATGCGTGAACGTGATAGACGAGAGAATGCAGAATTCTGGGAAGAATATTACGAACACAATCCTAACGATATTTAACTGGAGGTATATATGAAAAAGTTAGTTATCTTAACAGCAATTTTACTAGGTTCCTTAGGGGTAGTTCAAGCTGAACAACCTGAGGTTATTACTGATGAAGTTAAGCTCATACATAATGATGATAGTGTAAAACTTCATAAGAAGATCTATCTATTAGAGAGGCATATAGAACGATTAGAAGCTCAGTTAGCAAAGGAGAAGGAATATGGGACTATTTAAATTAGGTAAACAAGAGTTAGTTTGTTTCTTAATTAGATTAGAGACTGTAGATCTAGAAAGATACAATGCTATCAGAAACATGTCTCGTGAATATGCTAATAAGAATGCATCTAATCTATATATGATGAATAGAACGATTAGTGGGAATAAAGAGTCATTTATCACTCGTATCATCAATCTATTTAAAGGTATTAAGTCTGATGATGTTAATACATTCTTATCTAATTTTACTTACTTAGACTTACGTGAAGCTTTAGCTACAGCTGAACGTATGAATTCAGCTGAGAAGATAGATTATATGAAGACATTTGAGGGATAGTATGAATAATATACAAGACATATTAGACGAGTTAACAAATCAGGGTATTAACCATGAATATGATACCCAAGATCAGGCATATCTAATTTGGTATAATGATGAATATGGTAGACTATATGGCGATGATCAATTCAAGATAGAGTATGATCAAAATCATTATATCATCAATAATACAATTGATATAGCTATGATAGCTAATCTTATGATAACAAAATCTAATGAAAGTTTGGATACTAAGAAGATTACTGAACTTATAGTGGCTCTAGATCTTAAGTATATTAATATTGCTAATCAAACTTTCAAGATCAAATATTTAACTTCATATACAGAGTTAGTTATGATGACTGCTAGCTTATGGGTCCTACATTGCGATGATGGCAATATTCATGAAGTAAGAAACATACATGAGCTATCTAATGAGCTTACTTCATTTAAGCGTAATGCAATTTTAACTAATCTAAATTACATTGCAGATAAGCTTAAACTTACAGATGTCACTCAAGTAGATGATAATACATTTACTGCTAAATGCTATGATAAAGAAATAGCAATAGAGATGGGTGATAAACTATGGAGAGTTAAAGACAATGGTAAATGGGGAAATGAATTTGAAAAGTCATTTACGACTTTAACTAAGATTCTACATACCCTAGTTAAGAAATATACCATTCAATTAGAAGAGGCAAAGGAGAAAAAGAAAATGTCTATTAGTACTAAACCTGAATTCATTAATGATTATGAGACAATCAAGGCATCTGAATATGTTATCAATAAGAACTTAAAGGTGATTAGTGATATCATGTATAAATACACTAAAGAAGATAGCCCATCTATTATCATTGATGGTAATGATAAGGTATTCTTCTACGCTGGTGAAGATCATAATGAATTAGTATTTGTTATTGAAGATAATGAAGAAGGCAAAAGCTTCGTATTCGATGATAGAAAGATCGATCTTATCTCTGACTTTAAGTTAGAATACTTGACTACTATTTCTAGATTACTAGGTGAATCAGTTAAGAAATGGATTAGTGACTTTGCTGACTTTAAAGTAGATCCTAAAGTGGATCGTGAAGAAATCATTAATGAAATGGAAGCTGCTACCCATGGTACTCGTATCATGATTAAGATCATTTCTGATATTGTTAGCAAATATCAATAAATATACATTTAAGTAGGGCAGCATAGCCTAAAGTAAATGTGTAAAGGGAGTAGAGGATCAACCTCTACTCCCATAAATTTTTTTGTTAATAATTAGATTCTACAAGCTTAACCATACCATTTTCAATAGTAGCTAATGGGAAGTTCATATTCAAATTAGAGTTACGTGCAACTCCTGTTTGGAAGTTAATATTCATATCCTCTAGCAAGAATGGATCTGGTAAACTAATATTTTGAATTTGCTCACCAGTTTTAATATTCATAGCACGGAATTCTCTAGACTCCGTTTTAGGATCATAGACAACTACAGTCTTAACATCAGGGTTATGCTCCATAATCATACGATTTTGTTCAGGAGTAAATAACTCATCATTAGTTACCATAGGTTGGAATATATCCATACCACCTTGAGGTTGTACCATTAATGGAATATCTCCACTTTCTAATCTTGGAGGAATGAAACCACCTTCGAGTTGTTGACGTGGAGTATTGATGATATTTTCATATAAGCCCATGATAGCTGCTTCATCATTACCAGTAGTATCAAGTTTAAGTTCTTTAGTACGTTTAAGTTCCATATCATGACATTTAGATATAACAGAGTTAAGCTCTTTAATAGCAGATAGCTTAGTACTAGAAAGAGAAGAGATAGTAGCAGATATATCAGTTAGATATTGATACTTACCACGAATCTTAGATAGACGGATATCATTAAACTCTTGTTTAAGTTCTCCTTGGAGACCATCAATCTGACTAATCATAACTTTGATGAGATCATTGGTCTCTTCATAAGAATCAATATATGGCTTATTAGTCATAATCTCTTCAGTATCACCACCAACAGTGATATCATTGCTATCTTTATTTTTTCTAGGTCTACCACGTTTACGTGGTTTAATCAAAGTATCTTCATCAATAGGAGATCTTTCTACAACGATGCTTTTACCTTGACCAGTAGCAAATTTATTAAATACAGATGAGCCACTAAAGCTAGGTTTAGTACTAGTAGTTGGCTCTTCAACAGTGATATTGCCATCTATAATGGCCTCTCTATATTGCATAGTAATTCCTCCTTATAAGGGTTTATTTTAAAGTTCTATGTATTATATCTTACACTGTCTAAAATCGTCGAAATATAAAAAGTTAACCTCCCAGATACATTAAAGTAGGTATAAATACAAAGGAGGATTTTAAATATGGCTAACATTTTAAACATATTTAACCAGTTCCCAAAAGACCATAACTTAACGATTCTGCAAACATTCTTTGCAAAACCGTATAAACAAGATAACGGAAGATGGACTAAACCTACATTGAGTTTAGTAGCTAAAGATAATAATACTGGTAAGAAGCATGTATGTGAAATTGAGGATCCAGAATATATTTGGTTCTTAGCAAAAGAACCAGAGAAGTTAACTCATCATTATGACTTCTTACCCAAAGATGAAGTGGAAGCGATTCAATGTCCTAATAAAGAATTAGAGAAGTGTATCGCACAAGCAACTGGTAATATGAAATTCTTTACGAATAATATTGCCAATGGTGAATATAGAGAGAATGCTAAGTTACATACTTTGAATCAAGTATTCTTCTCTGATCAGAATATTGAAGACCATTATAGATTCTGGTTCAATAGATTATTCAAGAATGATATTCAATCTGTGAGTAAAGCATATCTAGATATCGAAGTTGATATCTCTGATATTGCAGGTGATTTCCCAGAGCCAGGTGAAGCTCCAGTAAATGTAGTGACTTATATTAATGCTGGGGTAATCAATACATATATTCTTAGAGATCCAAGAAATCCATTAGTACAAGAGTTTGAAAACCAAGTAGCTAGTGGTCAAATTGAGAAAGAACTAAGACAGCTTATTGAATATGCTATTGGTGATGAGAATAGACAACGTAAGTTTAATATCTATGGATATAAGTTTAATGTAAGATTCTTTGACCAAGAGATTCAATTACTAGCTTCCATGTTTAAGCAAATCAATACAGAAGAACCTGACTTCTTATTGGCATGGAATATGGCATTCGATATTCCATATCTGATTCAACGTATTCGTAACTTAGGATATAGACCAGAGAGTATTATGTGTCATCCAGACTTTAAGATGAATCCTAAAGCTGAATACTTTATTGATACACGTATGGAAAACAACTATGCAGAACGTGGTGATTATGCATATATCTCTTCTTATACAGTATACTTAGACCAAATGATTCAATTTGCATCTCGTCGTAAAGGTCAATCTGCATTTGCATCATTTAAGTTGAATGATATTGGTGCTCAAATCTGTGGTGTACAGAAGTTGAACTATCATCATATTACTACAGACTTGGCTAAGTTACCATTCTTAGACTTTAAGACATTTGTATTCTACAATATCGTCGACGTATTAGTCCAAGTATGTATTGAAGAATCTACAGATGATATTGGATATATCTACAACTCTAGTGTATTGAATAATACTAGATTCTCTAAAGTACATAGACAAACAATCTATCTACGTAATAAACAAATCGACTTCTATTTCGATCTTGGTTTAGTTGTCGGTAATAATATCAATAAGACTAGAGAGAAACCATCTGAGAAGTTTGACGGTGCTTTCGTAGCAGACCCTAACTTGGTTAATGATTCAGTTAAACTAAAGATCAATGGTATTCCAGTCTTCCTATGTGATAACTTAGTTGACTTTGACTTTAGTTCACTATACCCTAGTATCAATAGAGAATTTAACTTAAGTTCTCCATCTGAGATTGGTAAGATTGAATTTGAAGATGATAAAGATGCAAGCTCTGCATTTATTGAAGATATAGTAACTCAAGATCACTTAACATTTGGTAATAGATGGTTAGGTCTTCCAAATTATAGTGAACTAGTTGATGAAGTATCTACATTATTTGCATCTGGTAGATTATCTACTGAGAATGAATTCAAAGTATATAATAAAGGCGAGTTAGTTAAACCATTAGAAGTTGAATATAATGATTATCTACCAGCTCTAACTAGATATGGTAGTATGAATATGAATGCTGTCTATGGTGAACGACAAATGCCAGGAGGATTATAATGGTTATACATTTCCCATTAAGCCAATCTGATATCGAAAGCTTACTTTCTATAAGTAAGCTTTTGAAATGTGATAAGATTCTATATGATAGAAACTATATCAATCCAATCATTGGTGTAGGACCAGAGAAATCATACTTCCAGACTACAAGTTATATGGTTGATCTAAGTCCTCATATTAATAATCTATTGGTTAATATCTCTGACTTAAAGAATCTCGGTAAGATTACTCAACTAGAGCCATCTGGAGATAATCCAGAGATAGCTATTCATAAACCAGTTGTATCAGTATTCAATTGGGATGCTGAGTATGTTAAAGCTTGTATGAATAGCCTAAGAGAATATCAAATAGATGATAATATTATAACTAGAACTGATGAGTTCCATAATACAGATTGCTATAATGAACTAATGGCTGGTAGTGCATCTACTGGAGCATTTAGAATCAATGTAGGTGGTTATATGATCGATATTCCCAAATCGGCTATACCAACATTGAAGTCTGATCATGTAGTGGCTACAGTATATAATGCTCCAAATAAGGACTTTAACGTTCTTAGATTTAAAATAACTAAACGTAATGGCATTGTCGTAAATCAATCAATGTTGTTTTTACCGTATTAAGAATAATGGCTATAGAGATTCAACTCTATAGCCAGATTCGTTTATTTAGCATACGGAAAACATTTAAATAATCAAAGGAGGAACGATAATGGCAGACGAACAAAATGTCAAGCAACAAGAATCCTTGTTCTCTCGTATTAGAACTGGCGTTGCTGATATATATAAACGAACGTACTATACTCCACCAGATGGAGATAGTGAACTAAAACATCTCTCCGATAGAATTAATACTTCTATGGGTAAGATTATCAATGACATTAACTACTCTACTGGCTTATCTTCTATTAGTACTCTATATGCTAAAACCCTAGAGTATCAAAATGATAGACAAGTAGTAGATGGTTTTGATAAAATCTTTAATGACTTATCTAATGATGGTAGTATCTATAATGCATTCTTTAGTAACCGTAGTCTAAGACTATTTGATGCTGAGATTGATATGATCTGTAAATATATGCCAATGTTAGAAGATGCTATTGGTGTACTATGTGATAACGTAATCTCTTCTGATCACTTCTCTAAAGACTTTATCTTTATTAAAGATGAGAATGTATCTGTAGAGCTAGCTAAAGATGAATTCTTCAATAATATCAAAGTACTAAAAGATAAGTATGATCTATTGATGAAATTCCAAGATATCATTTACAATACCTCTAAGTATGGTGAACGATTCTACTATATCGTACCATATGAAAGAGCTATCAAGAAGCTTCTAGATAATCCTGACAATAAGTATATTACAACTCAGGAGTCTGTATCTTTCATTGAGTCTGGTTTAATAAATATATCCCCTAATCTTAAGGAGAGTGGAGATGTATTTGTTAGAGCTACAAAGAGAGATGATATCCCTACAGAGGTGGATATTGAATTCAATATGAGTAATGCTCTATCTAGAGAGATTATTGCTCATGAGAAAGCAGTTAGTAGATTCAAAGCTATTAAAGAATCTGCTGTAAACTTCAATGAAGCTACAACAAGTACAGTATCTCTAGTAGCTAATGATAAGTTAGATGCTAGTCCATTCTATGATGATACGACAAGTAATGGTCTTATTGATGTAGATAAAATCAATAGAGATCTTAAAGGTGACTGGGGATTGAATGGATGTCTATTCAAAGAACTAGATCGTTATAAGATCATCCCTATTAGGATTGATGACCTAATATTAGGTTATGCATACTTAGAGAATGATAAAGTATTTGGTCTAGATGAAGACTTCCCTGTAGGTGATACAACTAACCCAGTTAACTCTTTAGGTATTGGTGTAAATGATTTAAATGCAACTAAGAATGCTGCAGTTATCTCTGATAGTGTAGTTAAAACAGTTGCATCTAAGTTATCTGCAGCTATTGATAGTAAGTTTATCAAACTTAATAAAGATCTATCTAAAGAAATCTATACTGTATTGAAGCATGATATCCAATTCGGTAAGAAGAATAAGTACACTGTTACATTCTTACCACCTGATGATGTAGTCCATTGTTATTATAGATTAGATCCTAACACGTATAGAGGTATCTCTGATTTATATAAAGCAATGATACCTGCTAAGTTATTCATTGGTCTATATATCACTAATACTATTGGTGCTATGACCAGATCTCAAGACCGTCGTGTTTACTATGTAAAACAATCTGGTATTGATACCAATATCTCTAAGATTCTATTAACTACTATTGACCAATTGAAACGTCAAAACTTCAATATCCGTCAATTAGAATCTATGAAGAATGTATTAAACATCTTAGGACGATTCAATGACTTCGTTATTCCAACAGACAATAGTGGTAACTCTCCAGTACAATTTGAAGTTATGCAAGGACAACAGATTGATCCACAAACTGATTTGATGGAGAAGCTACAAAACATGGCTGTCAATAGTACTGACGTACCAGTTGAAATCGTACAGGCTAGGCAATCTATGGACTATGCTATCCAAGCAACTATGTCCAATAGTAGATTCTTAAAGAAAGTATATAATAGACAGACTATCGCTAATAGATTCTTGTCTGCTATTATGACTAAACTCTATAGAGGTGAATTCAATAATCCAACAGCGGTTATTAATGTTAACTTACCAACACCGATGTTCTTGAATCTCACTAATACTAACCAAATCATTCAAAATGCTAATGATGTTGCTCAAGCAGCAGCCGAAGCATTTTCTGATGAATTAGATGAAAATGCAAAACCAATGTTCTTTAACAATCTAAAAGCTAAGATGCTTGAAAGCTATTTAGATATGGAAATGATCCAACGTGTTAAAGAAGCAACTAAAGTTGAATATGCAGCTATGCAACCACCAGGAGATGGTGGTGGAGAAAGCTACTAGAGTATTTAAACAGAACTATAAGGTCATAGGCTATTAAAGCCTATGACCATTATAATTCCTGTCGTTTATCATTATGTGTGAGAGGTGAAATACTTTGTACCGGAAACCAAGGACACAAAGCAGGAGTGACTACGTATGAAAATGAGCAGTTCAGAATTGTTATAGCAGTGTATTTGTTCATATTTGAATCATAGATTCCATTTCATATATATTTTAACGTAAATCAAGCGTAAGGTATTCGATTTATTTTTAAGAAGATTTCACGAAGCAGTGTGTATGTATATTATTTGTCCGTACTTAGGAGTAAAGTACACAAAATTGTTAGGGCGGATGACCCATTTTCATTTTATCTTCATACGCAGTCATTATATTGTTACTAGAAAAGAAAGAATAAGTGGACTAGGAGATAAACTCCTAGTCCATTTGTTTATTCTATTATTTACAAACCTATTTACCAGACCAAGAAGTCTTTTTACCAGTGTTACCTTCACCATTACCAGTAAGAGTTGTATGGTAAGGAGTCATGTTTTTAACACCAGTGTAAGTCATTTCAGACTCATCCCAGATTGTACCTTGACGAACCCAATCAAGTAAGCTTTGAGCTTTTTGGTTAATGATTGTATTCGTAATAGGGAAACCAGAGAATTCTACAGATAATTCTTTGAAACCAATGTCACCACGTTCAATATTGTAGATATTCAAGTCAGCATTTGTTGGTTGAGCAGCTACGATATAGAAAGCTTTTTCTACATTCATCAAAGTATTGTCTGTTACGATGTATAAGAAGCTGAATACTTCTTTATCAAACCCAGGTTCTGTGATTGTACCATCTTCGATAAGACCATGATAATGTTTAACTTGAGTTGTAGGGTCTTTAATACCACGTAAGAACAACTCATGAACTTTAGTCATGATAGAACCAGATTTTTCGAAATAACGCATACTGAAAGTAGAGCCAGATTGGCTATTAACTTTGTTGATTACGTTAATGGATTTTACACCGTTTGTCAATTCTGCAGTTTCGGAAGTCATGTTATCAATGCCATCCAAACCACGGAATTCATATTCCAATACATGTACGTATGTATCGATAAGTTTACGGTATTGATCAGATTTATCTCTTAATTTCTTCAAGAATTCAGGGATAGTCAATACCAAGAATAGCCCATAACCAGATTCAAATTGATTGAATTGATATAATTGAGCCCAGTCAGTTACACCACGGAATAACGCATAGTTCGTTAAGTCGCGGATTTCTTTAGTGCCGTCGAAGATAAAGTTAACAGCACCAGCAGTACGTCCAGCCATAGTTATTTATCCTCCTATATTAAACAGTGGCACTAACATTTGTAGTCGCGATTGGAATAGCAACGATACGGAAGATTTCAGCTTGTGCGAAATCACGGAACGATACTTGGATAACCGCATAAACAATCTTGTTAGCTGCATATACAGAATCAGTTTTGAAGTCGATAGCAATAGAAGCGAATTTATTAGCGTTAGCATCAATAACCGCTTGTACGTCTTTCTTATAGTCTTCAAAGTCTGTACCTGTAATGAATTTATAACGAGATTTTGGACATGCAATACGAATTTGTTTGATCAACTCTTGGATAGCCAATACGTTATTAGCAAAGCTTAATTGTGTATAGATATCTTGAGAAGTATATTCGGATGCAAGAGAGAAGATACCATTGTAGTATTTACCGAAGTTGATATGTAAGTCATCCATTTCAGCAACTTGGTCACCTGCAGGAGTAACTTTAGGAACGTAAGATAAAGTACCTTCAATGATTTCTGGAACTACCCAGCCGTTATTTTGACCAGCACATACTAAGGAACGACCATTAGCGAAGTGCATACAAATCAAACGAGAGATAGCATAACCCATAGTTACTGTAATTTGTTTACGAGTATATGGATCAAATACGTCAAAGTATTGACAGTAAGTCGCAACGTAACGTGTATTACCACCAGTATTCAAAGTCTTAGCATTCTTAATTGCAAGAATGTTTGTAAGACCTTTAGTACCCATATCGCGGAAGAAGAATACGTCTTGACGGAAGTTACATAAGTTTTCAATAGCACGTTTTACAATGTGTGGATAGTTTGCATCGACAACAATGTCAATTGGGTTGTTATCGATATCAAAGATATCATCATTGAATGTACCATTGTATACTTTAGCCATTTCTGTAGCATATACAGAAGTGGAATCAGTCACACCTTTATAGTTAGAGATTGGAGATGTACCAAAAGTATCACCATTATAACCACCAACTAAAGAATGACCAGCGAAGCTATCAAGTTTAACTGTAGCTACACCATCATTAGTAGATTCTAATACTTCGAAAGTTTTGAAAGCTTCACCTTTCCAAGTACGAGCACCAATGATATCAGATTCACGTAAACGAGTTTCAGACAAGCCAGCAATAGCTGCTACTTTAGCGTAGAATAATTGCATTTGATCTTCATAACCGAAGCATTTAACTTGTTTAGAAGTACGTTTTACAACGGAGTCAAAGAATAAATTGTAACCAGCCTCTACTTCAGAAGGGTTCAAGGAGAATACAATAGATTCTAACGTATTATTATTTTCATCGATATCAATTACGTAACGCGCAGATTGTGCAGAACGAGATAATGTGCTATCGAGGGAGATAGTAATACTCTTTTGAGACACACCACGACCATTATCCATTACTAAGAACAATGGGAATTTGTTGTCTTTTTTGTTTTTGTATTTGTCATAGAAAGCCTTAGATGTAGCTACATAGTCGTTACCATGAACGTTTTCTTCAGCGTCTAAAGTTTCTACAGAGTAGTTAACTTGACAAACTTTAAACATAGCAGCAACACCGTCTGCACCAGCTTCGTCTTTAGTATATAAAGGACGTTGTGCTGGTTCAGAGAATTGAGCTACGTCAACAGCTTTCCAGTATAACTCCTCAGTCACATAAGATCCATCTTCTTTTGTGATAGGAGATCCAGTCAAAGGATCCATTTTGATTCGAGTTTCTTGACGAGAAATTTCTTTTACATGAGCAACTACACCTAGCATAGCTAAACGAGAAGTAGGGTCAACGACACGTTTCGCATAAACGATACCGCCGTTGTTGATTACGTTAGCTGCTTGGAGTAATGGTTGACCATGACGAGCAAAAGAGATTTCACCATATTGATCGAAGAAATCTTCACCTTGCCATTTAGTATATTCTTCAGTCCCTTTGTCAGAAGTAAATCCGGCAAATACAATTGGTCTTGTTGTAGAGTCGGCTACATTCAGAGAGGGAATATAACTTTGGTCTTCAAGAATGATTTTTGTACCAATCATAATCTTTTATTTCCTCCTTAATAGA